TTTAAGATATGATTCTGTATTAACAGGATTAGCAAATCAAAATTTAAAGTATTACATAGATGATGTAAAGTCTGCAGTTGGAAAGGTTGAAGGTGAGTTGGTAGTTAAATATTTTCCAACTAAAACTGCATCGGTACATACACTTTCAGCCCATATGCAGAAATTAAAAACTATGGGTAAAAAGTTTGATATGGTAGTTGTGGATTATGGGGATATATTAAGAGATACTGGTAATGCTCGTGAAGTAAGACACGCACTTGGAAACATATACGAAGATTTAAGAGGACTTGCTGGTGAGTTTGAAATTCCAATATGGACTGCATCCCAAGCAAACAGAAGTGCTCTTGACGAAGATGTGATTGAAGCGACAAAGGTTGCTGAATCATATCAAAAAGTAATGACTGCAGATTTTGTAGTATCATTGAGTAGAAAAGTAGAAGATAAGATTGGTAATACTGGTAGGTTTCATGTAATCAAAAACAGATTTGGACCTGATGGTTTGACATATCCGGCAAAGGTAAATACAAATACAGGTCAAGTAGAAATATATGAGAGTAGTACTGTGGATGGAAAAGAAACACAAAGTAAAATAGATAATCGCGATAATGTTATGAAAAAAATGTTATCAAATAAATATGATGATTTAATGGGAGAAAATTAAATGAAAGATAAGTTATTTGTAAATAATAAATTAGAAAAAAGAAAAACACCGATTACGAATGGGTATGGTATATTTGCTAATGCAAAAATTAAAAAAGGTGAAATGTTAGAGGAATGTCACTTCATTCCATTTAATAGTCAGACTGCCAAGGGTTTAGAAAATTATTGCTTTAGATTTCCTAAAGATGGAGATGAACCATATATTTGTGATGCTATGCCACTTGGATATGGATGTATCTATAATCATGCTAATGATGAAGACCAAAATGCAGATTGGGATACTGATGCCGAAAATAGTTTGTTTATATTTGAGGCAATTAAGGATATACAAAAAGGTGAAGAGATTTTTGTAAATTATGGTGCTAGATGGTGGGAATATAGAAATGCTGGAGAATTTTATAAGATTGCATTTGAAGAAATAAATAATTTATATCAGAGTATTAATAATATTCAATATAATCTTGAAATGTTTAGGAATAATATGCTTAATCCTCAAAGGGTTGATGATGGCGAATAGTTTTGAACTGAATAAAATACATATAGGTGATTGTATGGAATTGTCAAAAACAGTTCCAGATAATTATGTGGATTTAGTTGTGACTTCTCCACCATATGCAGATACAGTTTCTTATGGTGAGGAAGTTAATGTATTTTCACCCGAAAATTATTCAGATTGGATATTACCTTTATTTAAAGAGGCAAATAGATTTTTGAAACCAACTGGTTCTTTTATTTTAAATATAAATGATAAAATTGTAAATGGTGAAAGAGCAATTTATGTATTAGAAACAGTAGTTAAGATAGTTAAAGAATCTGGATTGAAATTATATGATAGATATATTTGGCATAAAAAGAATGGATTGCCTATGGGGGGTGAGGTTAGATTGAATGACAGAATGGAATATATTTTTCATTTTGTTAGAGATACTAAAAATTTTAAATCTAATATAGATGTTGTTAGAGTTCCTTATGCTGAAAGTAGTATAGTTAGAGCTAAAGCTCCTGTTAAAGGTCAGAAGAAAGCTATATCGTCTGGTATTGCAGAATTTGGTGAATCTAAAATGATGGGTATAAATCCATTAGGTTCAAAACCTTCAGGGGTTTTTAGATTTGATAACGCCGGTGTATTAAAGGGAGCAAAACATCCTGCACCATTTCACCCACAATTACCAGAATTTTTTATTAAATGGTTAACTGATAAAGGTGATACAGTACTAGACCCTTTTATGGGTGGTGGTACCACAGGTAATGTAGCAAATAGTTTGAATAGAAACTATATTGGATTTGAAATAAATGATACTTATGTTAATGAATTGATAAATCCATTATTTACAAAACATAAAAATGAGTTTTGGGGATAATGAAATATAATTTTGAAATAAAAGAAATTGATAAATTAGAAGCAGTAGAGATGATTCAGAGCACTCATTATTCTAAAGTAATGCCGAGATTAACAAAACATTTTTTAGGTTGTTTTTTGGAATCAAAATTAGTTGGTGTATTAACTCTAGGATGGGGCACACAACCGAAGGGCACAATAAATAAATTATTTCCAGGTTTAGGAACAATGGATTATTATGAGATTGGAAAGATGTGTATGTTGGATGAAATGCCAAAAAATTCAGAATCACAAATGTTATCTAAAGTAGTAAAATGGATGAAAAAAAATACTCCTGAAAGATTATTTTTATTTACTTGGGCTGATGGAATAGTTGGTAAAGCTGGATATGTTTATCAGAGCTTTAATTTTTTATATGGCGGTTATATATGGACAGATATTTATATGAGTAAAAAAGGAGAAAAAATACATCCTAGAACATCTCGAAAGTTATGTGAGGAAAATGCAAAAATGATAGGTAAGGATAAGGTGTTTTGGCTTACTTATGATTATATGAAACTGAAAGGTATAAAAAGAATTAAAGGAAAGCAATTTAGATATATATTACCGTTGAATCGAAAAGCAAATAAGAAATTAGCAGATTCATCTGTAAGTTGGACAAAAGAGTATCCAAAAGATAAAGATTTACAATGGAAGGAGATGAAAGGTAAGGGAAAATATGAAGTAATGGGAAAAGAACCTGAATTTCATCTTGATGTAGTAGAATATAATAGTAAAAATGTAAACCAGATTAGGAGATAATTATGGGTAAGAAAAAAGAAATGACAATAGGTGAAGCTTGTAGAACTATATTAAGAGAAAGTAGAGATGCTTTACTTAATACAATATTTAATTTTGACGATTTCAGAGTTGATGAAAAAGAAGAAAAAAAACCAACTGTAAAAATGGGAAAGATTCCTTATGATGGTATGATGAAAGAAAAACCAAAAAGAGCTAGAGGTAAAAAAGGTAAGTTTTTAGCTGATGATAAATCTACTAAAGATTATAATGAAGCTTATGTTGGTGGTAAAGCACCAAAGAAAAAGAGGAAAAAATAATGGAAGAAATAAAATATCCAACAATGATAGAAGTACCAGAAGGTTACTGGACGACAACTACTACATCTTGTGTTGATGGTGAAAAAGTTGATATTCATTGGCATCACAACGAAGATTAAGTAGACGAAAACAAGAATAAATAATATTTATATGTGTCTAATCAAAAAGGTTGATATATATCACAAATTTCAAGGAGAGTAAATAGATGGAATATAAAGAATTTCGTTTGTCTGAAAATTTTATCGATGGGTATAAACGAAAAAGAGCACCATTTGGATTTAATGGACTCGGTGAACTCGTGTATATGAGAACTTACTCAAGAATTAAAGATGATGGGAAAAATGAAATGTGGTGGGAAACCGTACAACGAGTAGTTGAAGGTACTTACAACATGCAGAAGAAGTGGATAGAATCCCATCATTTAGGGTGGAACGCGTGGCAAGCACAAAGGTCAGCACAAGAGATGTATGACCGTATTTTCAATATGAAATTCTTGCCGCCCGGCCGAGGACTCTGGGCAATGGGAACTCCAATTACAGAAGAACGAGGTTTGTATGCCGCCCTAAACAATTGCGCATTCGTATCAACGAATAATCTTAAAGAAGATTTATCTAAACCATTTACATTCTTAATGGATGCTTCAATGGTTGGAGTTGGTGTAGGATTTGATACAAAAGGTGCAGAACAATTCGTAGTAAGAGGTCCAAAAGATGACAGAGAAGCGGAAACATATGTTATACCTGATACAAGAGAAGGTTGGGTAGAATCAGTAAGACGATTACTTGATTCATATTTTCTTGGTATAACTCCTGTTGATTTTGATTATAAAAGAATTAGAGAAGAAGGTGCGCCAATCAAAGGATTTGGCGGTGTATCAAGTGGTTATAAACCTTTAGAAGAGGTGCACAGATCTGTTTCAGAATGTCTTGATAAAAACATAGGTGAACCAATATCAGTAACTACAATCGTAGATATAATGAATCTGATTGGTAAGTGTGTTGTTGCTGGTAATGTTAGACGAACTGCTGAAATAGTATTTGGTGACCCACATTCAGAAGAATATATCAATCTAAAAAATTATAAGAAAAATCCACATAGAGAACAATATGGTTGGACATCTAACAATTCAGTATTTGCTGAGTTAGGTATGGATTATACAGATATAGCAGAAAGAATTACAGACAATGGTGAACCTGGTTTAGCTTGGTTAGATAATATGAGACACTACTCAAGAATGAAGAATGGTGGAGATGATAAAGACCACAGAGTTGCAGGTGGTAATCCTTGTCTTGAACAATCATTAGAATCATATGAGTTATGTTGTTTGGTAGAAACATTTCCAGATAATCACGATTCATTGGAAGATTATATAACAACTTTAAAATATGCATATCTTTATGCAAAAACGGTAACACTTGGAAAAACACATTGGCCAGAAACCAATCGTGTAATGTTAAGAAACAGAAGAATAGGTTGTTCAGTAAGTGGTATCGCACAATTCATTACTCATAGAGGACAAGGTGAGTTAAGAAAATGGTTAGAAGACGGATATGATGCTCTACAAAGATATGATAAGAACTATTCAGATTGGTTTGCAGTTCCTCGTAGTATAAAAACTACATCAGTTAAACCAAGTGGAACTGTATCATTGTTGGCTGGTTCAACACCAGGTTTACATTATCCAGAGAGTAGATTTTATATCAGAAGAATTAGATTATCTAGTTTGAGTCCATTAATCAAACCTTTAGAAAAAGCTGGATATAAAATAGAACCTGCTTTCGGTAGTGAAGATTCTACTGTTGTAGTTGAAGTACCTGTAGATATGGGTGATGGAATCAGAACAGTAAGTGAAGTTCCGATGTGGGAACAGATGGCATTAGCTGCATTTATGCAACGATATTGGGCTGATAATCAAGTTTCTTGTACGGTAACATTCGACCCAGAAACAGAAGGTAAACAAATAGCTACAGCACTTAACTATTTCCAATATCAATTGAAAGGTATTTCATTCTTACCTAAGTTGGAATTGGGTGCATACAAACAAATGCCTTATGAAGAAATTACTGAAAAGAAATATAAGAAAATGGTTGATGAATTATCATTCTTATCATTCAGACAAGTAAAAGGTGCAGAAGCTGAAGTTGAAAAGTTTTGTAATAATGACACATGTGAGATTGATTTTGAAGCATTAAAAGAAAAGAAAGAATTGGAGAATGTATAATGAATAAATTAATAATGGCGGCTATTGATTCATATCAAGCACAAAAAACAGCAGCATTAGCTCATTTGGATATATTATTCAATGATGCAGTTGGTATTGGAGAGCATACGGATTTACTATCAGAAGTAAAAAAATGGACAGATAGTTTATCCCAAGCAGAAGAAAATTTAAGAACACTAAGAGAAAATTTTGAGGTAAAATAGAATGAAGGAATATAAAAAAGAACTACTTGGGTTTACGGCTGGTAATTTTGACTTACTGCACCCAGGTTATATAAATTGTTTTAAAGAAGCTAGAAGACATTGTGATAGATTTATTGTATTTTTACAAATAGACCCATCACTACATAGAAAAAGTAAATATAAACCAGTTATACCAGTTTATGATAGATACAAAGCTTTAATGTCTATTAGATATGTCGATGATGTTTACACATATCAAACTGAAGAAGAGTTATATGAATTGATAAAGTTTTGGAAACCTGATGTCAGAATATTAGGTGAAGATTATATAGGTAAAGAATCATTTACAGGCGATGACTTACCACCAAAAATTATTTATACAACTCGTTCTCATGGATGGTCTACTACAAAATTAAAAGATTTAATTACAGAACAAACAATAAAACAGAATCCATCTTGGGCTAAAGAATGGTTTAAGGATAGTCTTGGGGAGAAGAAGAATGATTAGATTATTATTTATATTATTGCTTTTATTTTCTTGTACTGATAATACAAATCCAGTGCAAGAAGATAATTTAACAACAATGTCGGCCGAAGCACCGACAATTAATCCTGGTGATTTACCACAACCTATGATTGTAGGTGGTGAGGAAGTAGACCCAGCTTGTCCAAATTGTAAGTATCCATTTATGGTATCACTTCGAGGTGGATGGGGTGGAGGTCACTTTTGTGGTGGTTCGTTGGTTAGGGAAGATTGGGTTATAACAGCTGCTCATTGTGTAGAGGGTAGTTCACCAAGTAGTGTAGATGTTAAGATTGGATTACATAATGTAAATAATACAACAGGTTCAGAAACAAGAAGTGTTGACCAAATTATAGTTCATCCACAATATAGTGGTTGGTCATTAGATAATGATTATGCTCTATTACATTTATCATCACCATCAAGTTTTGAACCAATACAATTAGTTACAGATGATTCACATGATGAAGAACCAGTAATGTCAACAACAATGGGTTGGGGAGCTACATCATCTGGTGGTGGTAGTTCTAATGTATTACTTGAAGTTGATGTTCCTATTGACGATAGTTGTGGTAACATAGGAAATGAAACAACAAACAATATGATATGTGCTGGTGACTCAAATGGTGGTGAAGATTCCTGTCAAGGAGATAGTGGTGGTCCACTTATTATGACAAATGATGAAGGTGAGTATGAACTAATTGGTATTGTCAGTTGGGGCTATGGTTGAGCGGATGCAGGGTACCCGGGCGTGTACTCGAAGATACATTCAAGATTACCATGGTTTTTTGGTTATATAGGTGAACCTGAAGATGATTTTGAAGTAGAATTATATGGTGATGTTAATTTTGATGGTGAATTAGATGTGACAGATATAGTTTTAATGGTTGGATTTGTATTAAATACAACACCACCAACAGAAGAACAATTCTTAACTGCAGATGTTAATCAAGATGGTATTGTAAATATACTTGATGTAATAATGTTAGTTAGTGAAATACTCGTAACAACATTTGGAGAATCGGTAGATTGGTTAAGAGAACACTTTCCTGAACTAGAAGTTGATAGAAGATTAGGTGAATTGAATAAGTCAATTAATTTTTCTAAATGAAACCAATATTTTTAAATATGGGAGATGGAATGATGAAGAAAGATAATTTTGTTAAATTACCAACATCATTTGATATAGAAAAGTTACAATCAGCAACAAACGAACTCTTTACCAAAATGTCTTGGAAATCACATATAGTAAAAGGACTATGTATGACACAAATTCCTGGTGACCCATCATCAGCTGATGGTGATAAGTTACGAGGAGTGTTTTGGACTAAACCAGATTCAACTGGAAAAGAAGTTCAAAGAGAAAATGTAGTCGATGAATCCCATTATACAGAATTTGTTGAAGATTTCAAAGGAACATATTTTGAAGAAGTTTATAATGAGTTATCAAAACAATATAAATTAGGTAGAGTGAGATTGTTATTGTTAGAACCTCGTACATCATTGAGTTGGCATAGAGACCCTGAACCAAGATTACATATTCCTGTATTCACAAATCCTGGAGCTCATTTAGTAATTGATGATAAATTAAAACATTTACCAGCTGATGGTGGAGTATGGTTTACTGATACAAGAAATTATCACACTGTATTCAATGGTGGTGAGGAGAATAGAATACATTTAGTAGCAACATACTTAGGAGAAAAAAAATGGATGTAGGTATATTAAATAGTCTTGGATACATTGAAGTAATAGAAATATCTATTTGGTTAGGTGTGATGTATTTTGGAAAATGTTGGATAGATAATAGATTTAAACAGGAGAAATGAAATGGGAAAACAAGTTAAAAAATATGGTTATAGTTGTAAATTGGATAGAGTTGTCGATGGTGACACTTGTGATGCTCTTATTGATTTGGGTTTTAATACTTTCGTCAAAAAGAGAATTAGATTTTATGGCGTGGACACCTGGGAATCAAGGACTCGTAACCTCGAAGAAAAGAAAAAAGGATTAGCCGCTAAAGCTTATGTAAAAGATTTATTGGAAAATTCTGATGAGGGTAAATTCTCAATCATATCCTATGGTGTCGGTAAATATGGTAGAGTATTAGGTGAGTTATTCATAAAGGGTGAAGAGAAATCAGTAAATGAATTACTGAAAGAAAATGGTCACGCTTACGAATATCACGGAGAAAAGAAAAAAGTATTTGGGAGTTAAGTGAAGTTCTTAACAAGAAAATTAGTTACACATGAAGATTTAAATCCGAGAGGTTACTTACACGGAGGTCAGTTACTTAAATGGATTGACGAAGAAGGTGGTATCCATGCCGGATTGGAATTAAATACAGGATTAATCGTTACAAAGATGATGTCAGAAATTGATTTTAAGTTTCCTGTTATACTCGGTGATGTCATTGAAATAGGAATGCAGACATTAGAGATAGGTAAAACATCTTGTACCTTATCCTGTGAAGTAAGAAGTTTACATGCGGATAAAGTTGTATTAACAATAGATAAAATAGTCTATGTCAGAGTAAACAAATATGGTTTACCAAAAGGACATGGGTGGATGAGCAAAGATAATTAAAAAAAGCTTTGATTTTAATTAAAAAGGTTGTATATTAATATATGTATCAAAACATATATCTCAAAAGAAATAAAGGTAATGTAGAAGTACACTTGTGGGATGACCAAGCTGGTTATTCAAAATTCAATTACAAACATTATGCTTATAAAAAATCAGGTTCAGGTATTTATCGTTCAATTTATGGTGATAAGTTGAAAAAGGTAAATTTTTGGACTGCTGAAGATTTACAATCTGGTAAAATGTTTGAATCTGATGTACCATTGGAAACTCGTATTCTTGTTGACAAATACGGAGAATCTGATGATGTTTCAGTAGGTCATCGTGAGATGATAATCGATATAGAGGTTGAAATAAAAGGTGGATTTCCAGACCCAAGAGAAGCTCGTAATAAGATAACTGCGATTGCAATCTATGATAAGGTTGCTGACCAATATACTTGTTTCATTTTGGGTAATGTAAAGAATTATCAAAAGGATAATACATTCGTAGAATCCTTCAGGACAGAAGAAGAATTACTCCAAAGGTTTTATCAGAAGTATATGGAAATACAACCAACTATAATTACTGGTTGGAATATTGATGGATTTGATATACCTTATATATACAACAGAACTGTTAGAGTTATGGGTCATCAAATTGCGAATGTACTTTCACCTATCGGTGTTGTTTATTATAATGAGAATAAAAAGAAATTCAAGATTGCCGGTGTATCCTGTATGGATTACCTTCCACTTTATAAATTGTACAACTACACACAGAAATCATCATATCGTTTAGATGCAATTGGTACTGATGAAGTCAATATGGGTAAGATAGAATATGATGGTACTCTTGATGATTTGTATAGAGATGATATAAATAAGTTTATTGAGTATAACTTGAATGATGTTGTTATTGTGAAAGCACTTGATGACAAGTTGAAGTTTATGGAGTTAGCACGAACCGTATCACATGTAGGACATGTTCCTTATGAAGATGTATTCTTCAGTAGTAGATATTTGGAAGGTGCTATTCTTGTTTATATGAAAAAACTTGGTGTAGTTGCACCAAATAAAGATTTCAATGCAAGACAGAAGATGAATAGTGAGGAGAAGTTTAGTGGGGCTTGGGTAAAAGACCCCATACCTGGTAGACACGATTGGGTGTATGATTTAGATTTGACTTCAATGTATCCTTCTATAATTATGACATTGAATATATCACCTGAAATGAAGATAGGTAGATTAGAAGGTTGGAATGCACAAGAGTTTGCAAAAGGTGTAGAGAAATCATATACATTTCACAAGAGGGATAGAAAGGAAACTGATGTATTAAATAGCGACCAGTTAAGAAAGATAATGGATAATAATAAAATAGCTATTTCTTCAAATGGTGTTATGTATCGTAATGATAAAAAAGGTTTGATTCCCTCAATTCTAAATAAATGGTTTGATGAAAGAGTTGAGTATAAGAAGTTGATGAAGAAATATGGGGATGAGGGAAACAAAGAGCAGTATGAATACTTTGGTAAACGACAATTAGTACAGAAAATTATTCTTAATTCATTGTACGGGGTATTGGGATTACCAGTATTTAGATTCTATGATGTAGACAATGCGGAGGCAACTACCACAACTGGTGTGGAGTTGATAAAGTTTACGGAGAAAATGGGAAACTATTATTACAATAAAGAGTTGGGTGAGGATAAAGATTATTGTATTTACACAGATACAGATTCAGTTTTCTATCCAGCATTACCATTAGTGAAAAGTAGATATCCAGAAGCCGATGTAGAAGATGAAGAGTTTATGACCGAAAAGATATTAGAGGTTGCAGATGGTGTACAAGGATTTTTGAATCAAACTTATGACAAGTTTGCAAAGATATTCTTAAATTGTGATGAGCACAGATTTGATATCAAACAGGAGTTGATTGCAAGGTCAGCCTTTTGGGTTACCAAGAAGAGATATGGACAATGGATTATAAATGACAGTGGAGTGAAATGTGATAAACTTGATGTTAAGGGATTAGATATTGTAAGAAGTAGTTTCCCACCTGCTTATAGAAAACTGATGACGGAGGTACTACAGGGTATTCTATCAAATAGAGATAAAGATGAGTTGGATGATATGATTTGTACTTTCAAGAAAAGTATGAAAACATTACCACTTGATGATATATCTCTTCCGACCGGTGTTAAGAATTTAGGTAAGTTCGCAGATAAAAGAAGGGTTGGTGGAGTTTATGGTAAGAAAGGTGTATTTACACCTATGCATAAAGGCACACCAGTTCATGTAAAAGCGGCGTGGGTTTACAATGATTTGTTAAAACATTATGGATTGGAAAATGTTGAAAAGATTAAGAATAGTGAAAAGATTAAGTGGGTGTATTTAAAACAAAATCCATTGAGTATTGCACAGATTGCTTTCAAAGGTTATGATGACCCACAAGAGATTATGGATTATATAAATCAGTATGTAGACCACGATAAGTTATTCAAGAAGGGTTTACAGAAGAAAATAGATATGTTTTATGATTCAATGGAATGGACATTGATAGATAAAGAAAATACATTAGAGAGGTTTTTTTAAATGATATTCTCAAAGATATGGGCTCGAGCACTTGGACACTATATGGGTAAAACTGATGATGATATGCCTGGTATACCTATTGTGTCATTAAAACAAGCTCGTAGAGTATTAATATTAAAAACATTTTGGGTGATACTACAAGTTACTACTTGTTTATTTATCATAGCAAATGTAATAAGGCATTGGTAATGAATAAAATAATAAATGAAGAATGTATAGAAGGACTAAAACAACTTGAAGAAAATTCAGTTGACTTATGTATAACATCCCCACCATATAATGTTGGTATAGAATATGATGATTGGGATGACAATCTACAGATAGTTGATTACTTAGGATTTGCTAAAGAATGGTTGACAGAAGTTTATAGAGTTCTAAAACCAGATGGTAGAATTGGAGTCAACATTCCTTATGAAGTGAATATGAAAAAATTAGGTGGACATAACAGAGTTCTTATTCAGGCAGAGTATCATAAAATAATGAAAGAGATAGGTTATGGATTTGCAGGTCTTGTAGATTTGAGGGAAAAAGCTCCACAAACTAAATTGTCAGCTTGGGGTAGTTGGTTATCAGCTTCTGCTCCATATATGCACAATCCAAAAGAGTGTATTTTATTAGGTTATAAAGACCAATGGAAGAAACTTGAAAGGGGTGAGAGTTATTATGATGGTAGTGAAGAAAGTAAAAAAGAGTTTATAGAATTTGTATCTGGAAGATGGAAATATTTCGCAGAAACAAGAGGACTAACAGATGCAAACTTTAGCTTGGATATTCCAAATAAAGCTATTAAGTTTATGACATATAAAAATGATTTAGTATTAGACCCGTTTATGGGTAGTGGTACAACGGCAGTAGCTTGTATCAATTTAGACAGACAATATGTAGGTTTTGAAATTAGTGAAAAATATTTTGATATTGCTAATAAGAGGGTAGACAAAATATGGTCAAAAAAACTGACAATGGAAAAGGCAGGAGAGTTTTGGAAGTAAATAAAGTTTATAAAGGAAATTGTCTTGATGTATTAAAAACATTCCCCGATGATTCTTTGGATATGTGTTTGACATCTCCGCCATATTGGGGACTCCGAGACTATGGAACGGAAGGGCAGATTTGGGGTGGTGATGATAAATGTGACCATGAGTTTGAAACATCTAAACGAAAATTACATAGTGGAACAAATTCTGAAGGTGGATTACCTCATCATTTAAATGCTAGTATAGTAGATTGGGAAGTTGAAGATGCTATGTGTAATAAATGTGGTGCTTGGAAAGGTGAATTGGGATTAGAACCTACACCTGAAATGTTTGTTGACCATCTATGTGATATATTTGACGAGATTCAGAGAGTGTTGAAACCTGAAGGTACTTGTTGGGTGAATCTCGGCGATACATATGCTAATACTGGTTATGGTAAAGGTACTGGTAATATGCAGAATAAAAATGTTAAGGGGGCTATGATACCAAAGGTTAAATGTGATTTACCACAAAAATGTTTAGTACAAATACCAAGTAGGTTTGCGATAGAGATGACTAACAGAGGTTGGATATTGAGAAACGAAATCATTTGGCATAAACCAAGTTGTTTACCTTCACCTGCAACTGATAGATACACAGTAGATTTTGAGAAGATGTTTTTCTTCACAAAGAAAAAGAAATATTATTTTAAACAACAGATAGAAGAAGTAAATGATTCATCAAAAAGAAATAAAAGAACTGTGTGGAGTTATAGTACTGCAAAATTTGAAGGAGCTCATTTTGCTGTATATCCACCAGAATTAATTGAATCACCGATAGATGCTGGTTGTCCAGTTGGTGGAACTGTATTAGACCCATTCTTTGGCTCTGGTACAACAGCTGAAGTAGCGATGAAACAAGACAAAAATTGGGTTGGTATTGAATTGAATGATGATTACGAAAATATTTCACAAAAGAGATTAAAACCCACAATAATAGAGAAAAAAACAAGAGAGAAATCAAGTGAATTTTGGGGATAAAATAATTAAAATAAAGCTTGACTTATATGGTAATTTGGCCGTATATTAAAACAATAGAATTTTATAGGAGAATAAAATGCAAAAAACAAAGTTGAATAGGTTTATACAGAAGTATAATTTAAATGGGAATGTAAATAGTGTAAAATGGTCTGCTAAAGATAATTCGCTATCTACATCATTTGTAACTTCTGATAAATCATTGATGGGAAGTGTTAAGGTTGATAATTTACAGCTGAGTGAAGGTGATGTTGGCGTTTATACAACAGACCAATTAGTAAAATTACTTAGTGTATTAGGTGAAGATGTAACAATGGATGTGTCAAGATTTGGTGACAAAGCAGTTACTTTGAAAGTAAAGAATGGTGTAGTTTCTATTGATTACACACTTTCAGACCTTTCAGTTATTCCTGACCCTCCAAAACTAAAAAGATTACCTGATTTTGAAACTCAAATAAAAATTGATTCAAGTTTTATTGATTCTTTCATAAAAGGTAAATCTGCACTGTCTGAAACTGAAACATTTACTATTGTAAATAATAGTGAAGGTCCTCAGATAGTAATTGGGTATGCTTCTACTAACACTAACAGAGTAAATATCCCTGTAGAAACTACATCTAATGGATTAACAAATAATGTTTCATTTAATGCTAATTTATTTAGAGATGTATTATCTGCTAACAAAGAATGTACATCTGCTACACTTGAAGTTTCAAATGCTGGATTAGCTAGAATTAATTTTAAGGTTGATGATTATGATTCAACATATTACATTGTAGCGACTCAAGGTATTGATTAATGGGTGATAGATATTCCGACAAACATCAACAAATATGGTTAGATAGTGTTAAACCTAAACATAAAATAGTTTATACGGTACCTGAAGGTACATATGAGGCAGATTCTATATGGGGTTTGATGTGGGAAGTATTTACACACCGATTATCGCATTTATTTAAACACGGTAGGTGGATGGATTAATGGGATATGAACATGATATGGATGATTGGTACGAAGAGCAAAAAGACATAGATATTTCTATCGATAAAGGTTCAATGAAATTTAAAAGAAAAAATATAATATCATGTAATGGAGTCACTTTTCAGAGTATAATATGGAATTATATCTGTTGGTTTTTAGCAGGTAAGCCAGATAATTGGAGGGGTGATGGAACATAGTTTGTGGGTAGAAAAGTATAGACCAAAGGATTTATCAACTTACATCGGTAATGAGCATCTTAAAAGTAAGGTGAGGATATATCTTGAAAGTGAAGATGTGCCTCACTTATTACTTTATGGAAAAGCCGGTACTGGTAAAACAACATTAGCTAAGATTATTACTAATAATATTGATTGTGACTATTTATATATTAATGCTAGTGATGAAAACAATGTTGACAATGTCAGAACGAAGATAAAGAATTTTGCTTCTTCTGTTGGTTTCAAATCCTTAAAGGTTATAATACTCGATGAGGCTGACTTTCTTACACCGAATGCTCAAGCCGCATTAAGAAACCTAATGGAAACATTCTCAAAACATACAAGATTTATATTGACTTGTAATTATGTAGAGAGAATCATAGACCCAATTCAATCAAGATGTCAATCATTTAAAGTCATACCACCTTCAAGAAAAGAGGTAGCTTTACATTTAAAGAATGTACTTGAAGAAGAAGGTATTGAATTTAAACTAGATGATATAGCTCTTATAGTCAATGCTGGTTATCCCGACATTCGTAGAGTTATTAATTCAGCTCAAAGACAAGTTGTAAATAGTAAATTAAAAATTGATATAAGTTCAGTAATTCAGAATGATTATAAAATTCAGTTATTAGATAAACTTTCAGGTGATTCTAAACTAAATGATATGAGACAATTAATTGCTGATAATTCTATAAGTGATTATTCTGAATTATATAAATTATTATATGATGAGGTAGAAACTTATAGTAATGGTCATGAAGCAGAATGTATACTTGCAATTGCTGAAGGACAATATCAAGATGTAAATGTAGTTGATAAGGAAATCAACTTTATGTCAACAATAATAAAATTAAAAAGGATACTTAAATGAAAAGATTTAAAGTAGAACATAACGATTATAGGAAACCACCGATTAAAGTTACATTACATAATCCACCTTTTGAAAATGAAAATATTTTATATAAGACAGGTTGGAAAGAAAAAGATGTAAAAATAACGGAGATTCCTGAGCATTTTGAGGGAGATATTAATGAAATTTAAAATAGATAATAATGATGGTGATAAATATAAAATTTATGAATATGGAGACGGTTTGAGTATGATTATTAATAAAGTAGCCGACCCTAATAATGGTGGAAATGGCGTGGCTATATATCCAACATCTGGAGCAAATGTAAGTGTTCATTATACTGGATATTTAGAAGATGGTACAATTTTTGATAGCTCAGCTGGCAGAGCTGCATTTAAATTTAAACTTAAAGAAGGTAGAGTAATAAAAGGATGGGATGAATCTTTTAGTAGAGTTCCATGGATGATTGGTGAAGAAAGAACTGTAATTATACCATCATCCCTGGGATACGGTACTCGTGGAGCTGGTAGTAAGATACCACCAGATTCTATTCTTATATTTGATATGTTTTTAGAAGGAATTGAGGGTGATGGTACATCCCAAGTAACAGAAGAATTATTAAAATCAAGGGGATTTATAAATGTCAGTAATTAAAGGTAATTTCGGTGGCGATGGTGGACCTCCAACATTAGACAATGTAGATTTAACACATGCAAAAACACTTGAGTGTGAAAAGTGTAAGTGTAAAGGTTTTAAACAGACTTTAATGTTGAAAAAACTTTCGGCAATAATTTCACCAACTGGGCAAGAATCTATTGTTCCAGTAGCAGCGTTTGCTTGTGAGTCTTGTGGTCACATCAACAAAGAATTCCAAGAAGCAGATATAAAGTCAGTATAATGCCTTTCTATACTTTCAAATGTCCAGAGTGTGAGGATATTAAAGAAGTATTGCAAGGTATGAATGACTCACCACCTACTTGTGGAAAATGTAGTAAAATGGTACCCAGGCATATAGTAGATATGAAGAGAGTATTTGGTGAAACAGGTAAACCACAATTCAAAGGTAGTGGATTTTATGAAACAGATTATAAGAAGAAGGATAAACCATGACAATTATAGATTGGATGAATCAAGTATTGGTTCATAAAAAATCTTGGGATTCATTTTCTGAATCAGACCAAAAGACATTCAGTCCTTATATTCTTAATAGATTTCTTTCAATGGATAAGGAATTTATTGAAATTGTAAATATGTTTCAGCCTTATTCAATTGGTATGTTAGAAAATAAAGATATTTATGAATTTTATCGCAAGTTATTACCAAAAGGTAAAAGATTCAATAAATATATCAAAGGTAAAAAATCAAAAAAGTATGACCCTGAATTGGTAAATTTGTTATGTGAATATTTTGAAGAAAGTAAAAATCATATTTTAGATTATCTTGAGTTGATAAATCAAGACCAACTAAAAATGATTTTAGAGTTATATGGTATAGAACCTAAAAAAGTGAGGAAATATATAAAATGAGTAAACAATTAGAATTATTTCCCGATATGCATTGGGAAGATTATAAATATCAAGGTAAGACTTACCGAAGATATACAGGAGGTGGAAAAACATCTTACAGAAAAAAAATGGAAATAGAAATAAAATTACAGAGGTTTATAGATGAGTACAACAAAAAAACTTTATAGTGACATAGATTCGTCAATGTTAAAATCTATACCTAATCCGGAAAAAGTAAAACCGTATGAGGTAAAGATAAAACAACCTGAAGTTACATTTTTAGGAGTATATAATCAACCAGATTTTGCGACATTATATATTCTGATGTATCCAAATGGTAGAATTGTAGAATTGAAATCATTAAAAGAATACTTACAACAATACAGAGATGTGGTTATATCTTATGAGAGATTGATAAATCAATTATATGACCATATGCAAGAGGTGTATACACCTGAAAGATTAAGATTAGTCTTGGATTGCAATCCAAGAGGAGGACTCTCATCAAGACTTTCAATCGATAGTGATTGGGTTGCACTTGGTGGAGAAGATAAATATAAAGAATGGGGAGAAGATACATGGTAAAAACATACGCTTACGGATTTCCGAGAATAGGAAAAAATAGAGAATATAAGAAAATTGTAGAAAATTTTTGGAAAAGAAAAAATAGTGAAATAACTTTAAATAAAGAATTAATATCTATAGAAAATGAAAGATATGATACTTACAAAGAATTTGTAGATTCATATCCATCAAATGAAATTACTCCATATGATAAAATGTTAGATACTGCTATTATGGTTGGATTATATAATCCAAAAAATGCAACAGAGTACTACGAATTATGTCGTGGTAAAGATTGTTTAGAAATGACTAAATGGTTTAATACTAATTATCATTATCTTGTTCCAGATTTTAGTAAGTGGGATAAACCTCAATATAAAAATCAATTTAATTTTAAAATAAAAATGGATAATTCTTATTTTATTGGTCCTTTTACATTTTTGAAATTATCTAAGGGTATTTCTGAAGAAAATATGATGGAGTATGGAATTGAGTTGGCAAAATTATATAAAGAAATATTTAAGAGGGCGAATGTTGTCCATGTAGATGAACCAGCATTTGTTATGGATTTAACTGATAATGAGATAGATATTATAAAAACTATTTATTCAGAACTTACATCTGATAATTATTGTAATATAAATGTTTTTACATATTATGAAGATGTAGATTGGATAGAAGAATTATTCGATTTACCTGTTAGTGGAATTGGATTAGATTTTGTTAATGGTAAGAATAATCTTAAAAATATATTGAAATTAGATTCTAGTAAGACTAGAGGTAAAACATTATATGCTGGATTAGTTGATGGTATAAATGTATGGAAGACCGATGTAAAGGATGCAGTCAGTAAGTTAGAAGATTTAAATTCTTTAACAAATGATTTATATGTAACAAATGCAGCTCCTTTATTTCATCTACCGGTAACTCTTGAAAATGAAAAAAATCTACCTGATTATTTATATAGTAGTTTATCGTTTGCAACTGAAAAACTTGAAGAGTTATTATCTATCAAAGCAAAAGATTCTATAGGATATACAAAACATACTGGTGATAGGAATAATATTGTTTCAGATAGAGTCGGTAATCTTACTGATAGTTATTTTGTTAAGCCACTTGATGTTGTTGAGAGAAGAAAAATTCAAAATGAAATCTTAAATTTACCAGAATTACCAACAACAACAATTGGTAGTTTTCCTCAAACTAAAGATGTTAGGTTGAATAGATTAGACCATAAAAAAGGTAGGATAGAAACATCAGAATATAATACTAATATAAAACAATTTGTTAGAGAAGCTGTACATATTCAAGAAGAAATTGGTATGGATGTTCTTGTACACGGAGAATCTGAACGGAGTGATATGGTTGAACATTTTTGTCAGAGATTAGATGGAATGTCATCTACTGATAATGGTTGGATTATCTCATATGGTACTCGTGTTTATAGACCATCTATTATTCACGGAGATGTATCAAGACCAAAACCAATGACGATTGATGAAGTAGCTTATGCACAATCACTTACTGATAAACCTGTAAAAGGAATGTTGACAGGTGCAGTTACAATTATGGCTTGGGATTTCGTTAGAAAAGATATTCCAATTGAAAATGTATCTTATCAAATTGCATTAGCTCTTCAAGATGAGATCCGTGATTATGAGAAAGCTGGCATACAGATGGTACAAGTTGATGAACCGGCATTTAGAGAATTAGTTCCTATTAAGAAAAAATATCATAAAGAATATTTTGATTGGGCAATTAAATCTTATAATTTATCAGTTAATACAAATCCAGAAACTCAAATACATTGTCATATGTGTTATTCAGAGTTTAATGAAATTGTTAATGAGATAAATCAATTAGATTTTGATGTAGTTTCAATTGAGTGTTCACGAAGTGGTGGTGAAATCATAGAAGCATTTGAAAACATTGATTTTAAAAGACAGATTGGTTTGGGTGTATGGGATATACATTCACCATCAATTCCAACAAAAGATGATATGGTAAAAATCTTGAAGAGAGCTTTAAGAGTTATACCTAGAAGTCAGTTTTGGATTAACCCCGATTGTGGATTGAAAACAAGAGGTTGGGAAGAAACAAAAGAATCAATGAAAAATATGGTTGAAGCCAGGGAGGAAATTATAAATGAATAAAGCGATAAAAGAGACTACAAGTTATAAAGAAGCAGATACAAATACAGACCAGATGGGCGGTGACCCATATATGGAGGTACGAACTGATATGACAACTGCTATAAATTTTATAGAAGAAGCATATCCAGAGACAGCAATAGAGTTCAAAAGGATACAGAAAGAACAATATGAATTATTCTGTAAAAAACAGATGGACTATGGTCCAAGTAATATTGCTATGGGTACTGACTTGAAAACAGGTGAAGAAAAAAGATTGAGTAAGATAGGGCTTATAGTTAGGATTAATGACAAGGTACAAAGGTTAATCAATCTTGTTATAAAAAGTAATAGAGAAGCTCAGAATGAACCGACTATTGATGCATTTAAAGATTTGGCCGTTTATGGTATAATTGCTCAAATAGTTCAGAATGGTAAATGGGGCAAATAATGGAAAGAAATTGGAATAAAGATTGGCGTAGGTCAATTATAATTGTAAGTGGTGGATTTGACCCAGTTCATAAAGGGCATTTACGAATGTTTAGAGAAGCTAGTTGGTTAGGACACCAAGTAATAGTAGGATTAAATTCAGATGAATGGTTGATTCGTAAAAAGGATAAACCATTTATGGACTTTAGAGAAAGAAAAGAAATACTTGAAGCGTTTAGATACATAAATCAAGTTATACCATTCGATGATTCAGATGACTCTGCTTGTGACTTAATTGAAAAAGTAGATGATATGTATGATACTGACCAAAAAATCTATTTTGCAAATGGTGGAGATAGAAAAATTGATAATGTACCTGAAGTTGATGTGTGTAAAGAATTAGGTGTAGTTATGTTATGGGGAGTTGGAGGAGGAAAAATTCAATCTTCGTCATGGTTAATCAATAATGAGTAAAATATCTTATTCACAACTCTCAATGTTTTCAGAATGTCCACATCGTTGGAAACTGAATTATGTTGATGACTTACGAATTTTTGAATCCAATATATATCTAATATTTGGTACTGCGATGCACGAAGTACTCCAAAAATATCTTGAGGTTATGTATTACGATACTGCTAAAAGAGCAGATATGATTGGATACGATAGAGTACTTCGTGAGAAGATGGTTGAAGGATTCAAACAAGCTGAAGAAGCTGAAGGTAAACCACCTTGTACTAAAGAAGAATTACAAGAGTTTTATGAACAAGGTGTAGAAATAATTGACTACTTTAAGAAGAAAAGAAATATGTATTTCGGTAAGAAAAACTATGAATTGATTGGATGTGAAGTACCTATAGAGGTTGATTTACAAAAGAATATCAAAATGGTTGGATATCTTGATATAGTTATAAGACATAAACCTACAGGAATGATTACAATCTATGATATCAAAACATCTACTAAAGGTTGGAATAAATGGATGAAGAAAGATGAGAACAAAACTCAACAACTTTTATTGTATAAACAATTTTATGCAAAACAATATGATGTTCCTGTTGAAAATATAGAAGTGGAATACTTTATAGTGAAACGGAAACTGTATGAAAATTGTGACTGGCCACAGAAGAGAATACAACAATGGGCACCTGCGAGTGGTAAAATTAGTATGAATAGAGTTGGTAAGAGGTTAGGGCATTTTATAGATACTGCATTTCGCGATGATGGTAGTTATAATACTGAAAAGCTGTTTCCAGAACCAAGTAAGAAATCTTGTAGATTTTGTGAGTTTAATCAGACAGAATACTGTAATGTTGGAGTAAAATAATGAAACTTTCTATAAGAATACAGCTTGATAATATTATTAAGGATGAAAAGTTTGAAGAAGAAGTATTGAATGCTTTAATGAAAGCTCGTAATATTACAGGCAAACAATTTAGAGTTATTTTTTGGAATGAAAATTTATCGGAAAAAGATGTCAAAAATTTTGTAAAGAGAAATGAAGAAATTTTATTTAAAATGAGCACTCAAATTACTAAAAAGTTTTTTTATAGTTGGTTTGTAATCGGAAACAATGGAGATAAAAGTCGATGGAGATATCATTGTGATGGTGATATATTAAGTGGAATTGATTTTTATATTAGAATAATAAAATATATGAGTCAAAGGGATAATAATGAAAGTAGGAATCGTAGGTAGTAGAAGATACGAAAATAAAAAAAAGATAAAGGATTTTATTTTCAAACTTAAAAATGAATATGGTGAGGATACACTTGTAATAAGTGGTGGTAATAAAGATGGTGCTGATAGATATGTTAAGAAGTATACATTAGAATTGGGATTGCAATATGCAGAGTATCCGCCATCACATTTTCCACATAATTTATATTGTCCATTACCGCAATCAAGATATGGTAAAGAATATAAGACGGTAAATTATCATGTTAGAAATAAGATAATAGCAGGTACTGCAGATTATATAGTTGCCTTTATACCCAGGGGTGTTGAAGCTAAAGGTACAATGTCAACTATAAATTATGCTAAAAAATTTGAAAAAAAATATATAATAATTGAATAAAAAGTAGTGGTTTTATTTAATTTATATATATGTATATATGATGAGTATAAAAAGTGATATAAAATTAACTTCGGTAAAAATTGTAAAAGAGTTATATAATGATTTTAAACATGTAACTATTGATGGTGATGTCAATTTGCAACAATTGGTAAATCGTTCCATAACAATGTATTTACAAGACGAAAATTTCAAAGAAAAAATTGATAACTACATGGACCTTAAGGAATCGGGCAGTAGTTTTTAACAAAATTTAAAGGGTTATATATGTCTAAATCAAAGAAAAAGAAAATATTATTATTATCTGATGATATTAGAATGCATAGTGGTGTTGCGCGGCAGTCTCGTGAAATAGTTACTAATACATTAGATAAATATGATTGGGTTCAAATAGGTGGAGCAGTAAAACATCCTGAAGAAGGTAAAAGAGTAGTAGTCCAGAGTGATGAGAATTATAAGATGCCTGAAGGGTCATCGGTAATTATATATCCAGTTACTGGTTATGGTAATCCGGACTTATTGAGACAACTTATGGAATTAGAAAAACCAGATGCTATTCTACATTTTACAGACCCAAGATTTTGGATTTGGTTATATGAAATGGAACACGAAGTTCGACAAAAGTGTCCAATTTTTTATTATAACATATGGGATGATTTACCAGACCCGTGGTACAATGAGTATTATTACAGGAGCTCCGATTTGTTAATGGCTATATCAAAACAAACATATGGTATTAATAAAAGGATTTTAAAAGATTACGAAGACTGGCAGATTAAATATGTACCACATGGAATAGATCATAATCATGTTTTTAAAGTAGAAGATTCAGATTTAAAATATAAACAATTTTTATATCAATACGGATTAGATAAATATAAATTTAAACTTCTTTTCCTTAACAGAAATATTCGTAGAAAGAATCCTGGTGATGTTATGTTAGCTTACAAACATTTTATGGATGGACTCACGGAAGAACAAAGAAAAGATTGTATTATGGTATTTCATACAGCTGTCAGAGATGAAAACGGAACTGATTTAAAAGCGGTGCATCAAGCTTTATGTCCTCAATATCCAGTAATATTTTCGTATGAAGTAAAAGGTCCTATGTCTGACCAAGAATTAAATTATCTTTTTAATTCATCGGATGTTTACATTAATTTAGCATCAAACGAAGGATTTGGGTTAGGTTCAGCTGAAGCTCTAACTTGTGGAACACCAATTATAGTCAATGTAACTGGTGGATTACAAGACCAATGTGGATTCAAAAATGAAAAGGGTGAGTATCTAACTGCTGATGATTATGTCGAGTTAGGTTCCAATCACAGAGGAGATTATCAGAAACATGGAGAATGGGTTAAACCTGTATTTCCAACAAATATAAGTTGTCAAGGTTCACCACAAACACCATATATCTTTGATGACAGATGTTCATATGAAGATGCTGGTGAAGCAATACGGTATTGGTATGATAAAGGACCTGATGGTAGAGCAGAAGCAGGTGAGAAGGGAATGGAATATGTATCATCTAAAAAAATTGGAATGGATTCAAAATATATGGGAGAAGCTTTTATTGAACATATGGGTACTGCATTTGAAAAATGGAAACCGAGAGAAAAATATACATTGGAGGTAGTGTAATGAAAAAGAGAATGTTAATAGTTGGACCTTTATCGAGTAGGAGTGGATATGGTGACCACGCTAGAGATTTATTTCATTCATTTTATAATTTAAATAAATTTGATATAAAAGTTTTTGATGTAAGGTGGGGCGGATGTCCTAGAAATGCATTAGATGAAGATACTCCAAAAAATAAAATTATAAAAGATATTATTATCGATGACATTCAAAAATATGGAGCTCAACCTGACATATATGTTGATATTAGAATACCAAATGAGTTTCAAACTATTGGTAAATTTAATATTGGTATAACCGCTGGCATAGAAACGACTGCAGTTTCTGGTTTATGGTTAGAAGGGTGTAACAAAATGGATTTGATTATAGTACCTTCAGAGCATAGTAAAGGTTCATTTGTTAATTCTAAATTTGACAAATTACAAGAAACACCACAGGGTCCCCAAAAACTCGGAGAATTAACCCTTCAAAAACCAATGGAAGTTGTATTTGAAGGTTCTGATTTAGATGTATTTAAACCGTTGAAGTATGATGAAATAGATTCAGAATTTTTTGATATGTTAAATGAAACAGTACCTGAAAAAGAAGCTTTTTTATCAGTAGGTCAATGGGTTAAAGGTAATTATGGTGAGGATAGAAAAGATATTGCTAGAATGATAAAAATATTTTATGAAACATTTGCAAATGAAAGTAAAAAGCCGGCATTGATACTAAAAACAAGCGGTGCTACATTGTCATTACTTGATAAGGTTGATATAAAAAGAAAAATATTGCAAATAAAAGCTGCATTTCCCAGTAATGTAAAACTTCCAAATGTATATCTTTTACATGGTGATTTATCAAGTGAAGAAATGAATTATCTATACAATCATCCAAAAGTAAAATCTTTAGTTACATTTACTCACGGAGAAGGATTTGGAAGACCTATGTTGGAAGCTACATTGGTTGGATTGCCAGTTATGGCTTCAAATTGGAGCGGTCAGGTTGATTTTTTGAGTGAAGACCATTCTTTATTGATTGGTGGTAAATTAGATAAAGTTCCTCAATCAGCGGTATGGGAAAATATAATTGTTCCTGAAAGTCAATGGTTTACAATAGATGAGAATCAAGCTTCTCATTTATTTAAATTTGCTTCACAAAATCATTATGATTTAAAAACTAAAGCTAAAAAATTGATGAAAATTAATAGAGAGAAATTTTCTCATGATTCTATGACAAAAAAGATAGGTGAAATAATGGATAAGTATACATCTGATATGCCTGAGAATAAAGCTTTAAAACTTCCAAAATTGAAAATGATGGACTCGGATGATTCGCCTAGTGTTGATATGTCACAATTTGATAATGCTTTAAAAAAGGTTGGAGTTGAACCTAATAAATATATAGAGGGAGTTGAATAATGCATGATGCACAGAAATTATTTACTACTAAAGTAAAAGAAACATTTCGTGAAAGCTTTGTGGATAAGATAGTTTTAGATATAGGCTCATATGATATCAATGGTAATAATAAATTTTTATTTGAAAATTGTAACTATACTGGAGTTGATATTATAGATGGTGATAATGTTGATGTTGTATCTAAAGGTCATGAATACGATGGTGAAAGTGAATCATTTGATACTATTATATCAACTGAATGTTTTGAGCATGACATGTATTATGATAAGACATTAAAAAATATTGTTAGGATGTTAAAGCCTGGTGGTTTGTTTGTATTTAGTTGTGGTGCACCTGGCAGATTGGAACACGGTACCTTGAGAACTACACCACAAGATTCTGGAGTTACTTTAACTGATAATAAAAAAGACCCTGATTGGGAAAAATGGCAAAATTATTATAAGAATTTGAGTGAGAGCGATGTAAAAGAAGTTTTGGATATTGAAAGTATTTTTAAACATCACAAATTTTATTATGCTCCACCACCAATAGCAGATTTATATTTCTGGGGAGTTAAACATGGAAAATAATTTTAAAGTAGTGATAAATTGTCCTTTATGTGAAAAAAAGGAA